AATCATCGGTAGCAATACCGTGGAAGCTTGGGATGGCTTCTCCAACGGATTCAGCAGTGACGCTCGGACCTTCTATGTGACCAAGCAAATCAGCATAAACGGTACTGCCAGCACCCCCGCTAATCCGAATGGCACCTCGGGAACCATCGGTAAGTCCGTGGGTACACCGGGAGCGGCATGGGCACAGAATGACGCCTTCACCGTCAGCCTCCCGACAAACACCGTGGCAACCATCACCTCGGCCTTTGTGCAGGGATTCAACCTTGTAGGGGGAATCAAAACCCCCATCAACCTCCTCTCCGGGCAGATTCTCATCACCGGCCTGAACTCAAAGACCATCATCGTATCATTCCCTAACAACCTTTACGGGACACCCTTCGACCCCGGAGCGAACAACCTTTATGTTACCCTCGGCATCAGTTACCCGGCTGGCGGAGCGGCGAATCTCATCCAGACTCCTTTCGCTGTGGACGGCGGTATCTTGTACGACTATACCAGTGGCACGACTCTTCCCGTCTACGGCGTGTCAGAATACGCCATTCAAACGCAGCAGATTTCTTCGGAAGCTTACCAAGTCTGGACATTCAACCCCGAGTACTCCAATGTGGCCTTCGGGACCCGCATCTATGTGCAGGTAGCGGGTTCCTCGGGAACTCAGCAGACCGTGGCGGGTAGCCCCGTTACAACCTTCATTGTCCCCAATCAGAGTCTCAACGGGCCGGTTAACGGATTGTACGTCGTGTCGGCGTTTGACCTCGCCTCGGGCCTATCCTACGCCATCACCTCTCGCACCATAAGTGGCACCAACTGCATTGTCACCATTCAGGGAGCCGTGTCTCTCACCAGTACCGTGGTCATGTCCTTCATGGCACAGAATACGGCGCAGGCGGCATTCAATGCCCCGGTGAAGGGCATTACGGAAATCGAGGAGACCGTCCTTTTCGGTAATCTTCCTCCCGCTCTCTCTTCTCTCAGGATGGACCCGAGGGTGGTTGTAGAGTCCGTCTCCTACAGTAATGTCACTAATGCCAGTACAGTGGTTCTCGCCGCCAAGGGATGTACCATTAAGGGAATCTCCGGGGATGATGTTATCAAGATGGTATGGGCGGTGGGACAATCCAACAACCTTAACGCCGTGCCCATCTCCACGGCAGATTTCAACAACGGTCTGGTTATTATCACCATACCGGGAGTTAACCTTGACCCGAACAACGGAGGAGCCTACTCTTTCTTTGTCGGCTCCATCCTCCCTGCTTTCGACCCCAACTCCACCTTCACGGTGGAAGAGCGGTATGTTCCCTATCAGGGGGAGGGGGTTTTGACTCGTCAGTACGAAATCCTCTACACCATTGATAACGCTCTCATCACCACCAACGGTGCCGGGGCGGCTCCGCAGGTCGGACTCTCGGATGTGTACCCGTATAACCGGGAGTTACCCGTCGCTATTCCGCTACCGAGGTTGGTCAGTTGGCCGGATTCTGGTCTCGCCAATATCCCGTTGGCAACCTTCTTCGATAGCAACTATGTGGCAATGCGGCAGAATAACGTGGAGACCACCTTCGAGGCCCCGCTGCATACTAACGATTTCATCCTGCCCATGAACAAGGATATCAGGAAGGTCGTTACCCTTCTACAAGGTGGTACAGGCGGCAGAGGGTTTGGGCAGTCTAACCCCCATGTCGGGTTTGCCATTGCCCCGCCAACTCCGAAGACGGTACTTGGTCAGAACTTGCAGGCGACCGTTGCTCCCATCGTTCTGTATGTGAATAATGTAAGCGGCAACGACTCCAATGATGGTCTGGACCCGACTACGCCGAAGCTCACCATCACGGCGGCAGTAAACAGCCTGCCTCCGGTCCTCCGTCACCCCTGTTCCATTCAACTTATCACCACGGGTATAGCGTATAACATCACCCGCCTCGCTTCCACTTTGCAGGTAATCGCTCTTGGTGATGGAACACTTCGTACTGCCAAGTGGTATGCTCTTGCTAATCTCGCCTTCTCCATTCAGGAAGAGGGACGTATTGTTATCACTAGCACGGCGAGTGCTACCAGTCCTATCGTCATTGACGCCACAGGATTCAGTGGATTTGGCGACGGGCCGACCTCGGCGTTCTTCGTAGACAACAGCCGGGTGTTGTTCAATAACATCCAGTTCCAAGGATTTGTCAATCCCGCTGTTTACGGTATTGACTCCGATATAGAGTTTGTGTCTTGTGTGTTTGTCAACAATGCACAGGCGGGCGGGTTCGAGCAGGGCTGCGGTGTTATTATGACCGGAGGTTCGGTCAGCTTGCCGACTTCCGGCACCGGCTTTGTCTTGTCTCAGTCGGAGCTTACTGTATCCGGTGTGGCCCTTGCCGTAGCGGTCGGGGATACCCCCGGAGCTTTCTTCATCGCAGAGCGGTCCTCCTGCACCAACCTGTCTATGCACGGAATCAGTCAGGAGACAAATATTGCCCCCAGTACGGTTGTGGCTTACGCTCAGCTTAACTCCACCATCGTGGCGGACAGCACTTTCCAGACCGCAGGCGCAGCCAATCTGACGGCAAATTCGATATTGGCAAGATCAGTTGCTCTGGACCCCTTTATCGGGGGAATAACAACCGATTCTACAAGCTCTGTGGTTACACAGATTTAAGGTTGTGTGTTTATGAAAAAGTCTCGTGTATGGCTAGTTTATCTTATCACTAATAAAGTGAATGGAAAGGTTTATGTTGGTCAGACTTCCAATGGGATAAAGACAAGATGGAGGGGACATTGTGCCGAAGTTAAAAGAAAGGGTCTTAGGCTCTATAGGGCATTAAAAAAGTATGGTCTTGAATCCTTTGACATAAAAGTGTTACATGGACCACATCTTTCTAAAGAAGAAGTTAACGTGCTGGAAATAAAGGAAATACTTAACCATCGTTCAACGAATCCTGATTTTGGATACAATTATAGTACCGGTGGTGAATGCTCAGCGATAGGGGTGAGGTGGTCACCTGAGAGTCGTATTCAGAGAAGCAAGATTATGACAGGTAGGAAACACACTTTGGAAACAAGAAAAAAGATAAGTTTGTCCCTTAAAGGAATCCATCGTGGGGCGTGTTCAATGGAAACTCGTGCTAAGATACGAGCAGCCAATACGGGAAAAGTTCGTTCGACTGAATGGTGCGCTAACTTAAGCAAGGTACGAACCGGTAAAAAATTATCCCCAGAAACTCGTGCCAAGTTAAGTCTTGCTATGACAGGAAAAACACTTTCGGATGAACATCGAGCAAAGATTAGAGCTTCTCTTCAACATACTATGGGTACACCAGAAATGTTTGCCAAATTGAGTGCTGCCCGTATTGGTCGTAAACATTCTCCCGAAACCATAGCCAAGATTAGATTGGCGGCGATTAATCGGGAATCCTTAAAGAGGAAAACAAAAACTATATGAGTTTACCCCTTTTACCAACCTCTCCAACAATAGCTGATATAAGTGAAAGTTATATCCTCACGGTAAACTGGACTCCGCCCAAGGTCAATGGCGGATACACGCTCTACTCCGGGTGGAACATCTACCTTGCTACCCCGCCGAATGCTTCTCCGACTTCCGTCTTCACCACCGGCTTGAGTTTTGGGGGAACGGTAAGCAGTCCGTCCTTTGAAGAGACCTTGCAGGTGAGCGGTTATGCCATGAGTATGGTTGCAGTGTCCTCCGACCTTACTCAATATCAGGACAGCCCCTTCTGGGATGTGTACCACACTTTCCCGCCCGCTATTACGAGCAGCCTTGTAGCTTATGACAACAGCACCCTGCTTCTCGGGCAGACTTTGACCATCACCCTCAGCAGCCTTTACGATGGCTCGAACTCAAGCTCGTGGCAGGTTCTCTATCAGGATGGCACCAGTTCCGGTCCGTTGCCTTTGAGCAACCGGGTAGTCACCAAGATTTTTACCACACCGGGGACTCAGACCATTATTGTGCAGGTGCTTAACGATTTCAGCCTCAACACACCGCCCGTTAAGCTCACCCGGTCATTTGCTTTCAGCGTCTACGTGATGAACCAGCAGTACAACGCTGCCCCGGAAACCTCCATCACTGGTACCCTCGGTGTCGCCGGGGAACAGGGATTCGAGATTGTCAACAACACCTCCGTGCTGACCGCACCTCAGCCCTTTGAGGTCATTGTCCGCAGCCTCGTCCGGGACATGATAACGAACGAACTCAAGCTTCTCGTTGCTACAAGCCGTTACAGCAATGCCAGCAGCCTCCTTGGCACCATGGCGCTGGACGTGTTCCCATTCTCAGGACGCCCGCAAGCACAGGAGCTTTTGGAGCCGTTGACAGAGGTTGTTCCCAGCACAGGCACACTGTCTCCTGTCAGCATCCAAACCGCTTCCCTGCCCAGCAACTCTTATGTTGGTATCCCCATGCTGGATTTCAAGATGGCGGCAGCGGGTGGTAATGCCCCTTATAGTTGGTTTGCGGACGGGCTTCCTCCCGGCCTCAAGATGAGTATCGACGGAACCATAAGCGGTACTCCCACACAACTAGGCAACTTCACCGTCAACATCTCCGTGATGGATAGCACCACACCGGCATTTATCGCCGAGGGGACATTCACTTTCACTATCCCCACTAATCTTACCATCGCTACAACGTCCATTGCTAATGCGACGGTTCTTACTCCCTACACCCAGCAAATGGTGAACACCGGGGGATTGCTGCCATTCACATGGTCCATTCAGGGAGGAGCGTTGCCGGTTGGTCTCACCATCAACCCTGCAACCGGATTGATTTCCGGCGTTCCTTGCACCTATAGTCTCACAGACTTTAGCAACCTGTTCTCCGTTACGATACAGGTTCAGGACGCCGTGGGAGCACTGGCCTCCAGTACCTTTACGTTAACACTATCTCGTGCGGCCCTTACGGTTGGGAATCCCGACCAATCCGTTATCTACGCCGGGCAGAGTTTCAGGATTGATGTGCCGGTGTTTGGAGGAGTCCCACCCTACACCCTCAACTCCCCCTCCGATGACCTTAGCTTGGCTTCTTTCAGCCTCATCGACGGAGTAGTGGAAGCACAGATAACTGTCCCCAACGATAAGCTGGGAGTACACTACCTGACTATCCCCGTGACGGACAGCGCTACCCCCTCACCCGCTACTGTTGTTGCCAAAGTTTACTACACGGCTCAGACCGAAGTTAACAACATTCTCGATACCGCAGCGGCATTCGACCACATCTGGGGATATGGAGAAACCAACCCCCTGACAGAGGCGATATCTGGCACCTTCCAAGGTTTCGTTCTCAATCAGAATAATAACTTCCCCGTTCCCGGTGGTGACTTTGTCAATCCCAATGGGTTGGCTGTAACAGTCTGCCCAATCACCTCCGTCAGTCCTCAGTCTCCTCCGGTCGCCGGTCCACTTATCGAAGTCTCTGGCCCGCCCACGAGCTACGGTAACACCGAAGCAGATGTCCCCATCATTCTTACCAACGGGGTAGATACGGTAGCAACCATTATCCGTACCTTCTCACTCCTCTCCCACAATGACATTGCCTCTTTGGGAGACATCGGAGTGGTGACCAACTTTGCCCGCCCTTACATCATCGGGGACGCTGTAGGACTTAATCCCCAACGCCCATATTTCAACTCCTCATTGCTTCCCGTTGGTAGTCCTCCAGAATCTTCTTTTACTGTTAGGCTTAAGAGTGGTTCTGCTCTACCTACCGGCTTATCTCTGGACCAAAATACGGGCCTAGTCTACGGAAACTTGCTCGCCACATACGCCCCGGCAACCGTGTTTGAGTATATTGATGCCTCCTCCAACGTTCATGGCACCATCACCGTCAATTGGAATACGGTCCCCAAGGGCAACTCGTTGACTTCTCATCTCGGAACGGGTAAACTCACAACCTCGTACACAGGGACCATTGTTACCTCCGGTTCGGCTCCCTTGGTATCCGCCACGGTGTATCGTGGTCATCTCCCGGCTGGCTTAAGTTTTGCTGTTGCCGGTAACACCGCTACTTTGAGTGGGACTCCCACCGAAGCTGGGTATTTTGATTTGTGGATTCAGCTTACCGACACATCGGGGTCCTCTTCCTATCTCTATCAGCGGCTCGCCATTCAGTACATCACCCCGCTCACAATCCTGACGAGCACTTTGCAGTCTATTGTGGTGACCGTTCCATACTCTCAGACTCTTGTGGGGTATGGTGGTGTACCTCCTTACTCATGGTCAAGTGATATACTGACCAGTGCCGCCCCACTTTCCCCCTATCTTACTCTTAATGCTTCTACGGGAGTTCTGTCCGGGACCGTTCCTTCTGGTATAGTGACTGAGCCGTACAGTGCTAACGTCACCTTTACTCTAACTGATAGCAACAGTATTGTTACCCACCGGGTGATTACTCTTACGGTAAATAGTGCTTTGACCATCACCACCACATCCATTGCCCCCATCACCGCCGCAACCCCCTACACATTCCAGTTACAGGCGGTAGGTGGTATTGCTCCCTACACATGGCAGCCCGCCGCTCCCCTGCCGACTGGTATCACGTTCAATAGTTCCGGTGTCCTTTCCGGCACCACTACAGACATTGCCTATGGAAGTCAGTCCGTTACCTTTACGGTTCAAGACTCCATTGCCAACTCCGCCAATAAGACACTCACTGTCACGGTGGGCGTGCTTTCTGGTATGACCATCGACTCCAGCGGGGTAGTACCCATCAACCGGGGAGTGGATTATCTTGGTACCCTTGCGGTCCAGGGCAGCTTTACTACACCGGTATTGTGGACGGTGATTTCCGACCCCGATAACCTCTTTGTGGGAGAAGGTGGGCCTCTCACCCTTACAGCCAGTTCCTCTGACAATGGAGCAACGGCCCGTATCACCGGTCTTTATACCGGTGCTCCGTTCGCTTCTGACCCCGTTACTTTCCAAGCGGTAGACCTTGGTGGACACCTGGCAACCGCCGTGGTTAATATGTCTGCTGGCACCAACATCGCTATCACCTCCACTTCACCCCTTCCGCAGGGGCTTATCAACATTGCCTACAGTCAGCAGCTAACCGCTACTGGAGGAGGTTCGCCCACGGGCGGTGCGCCCGTGTACACGTGGTCGTCTACGGGTCTTCCGGGAGGTTTCAGTTTGAGCGCCGGGGGTCTTCTGACCGGTACTTCCGCCTCAGCGATAAACACGACATTTAATGCTACAGTCTCCGATGGGATGTCACCGGCAGACTCCATTACCGCTCCCTTACAGTTGGTCATCTCCGCTAGCACCCTTGCTATTACTAACTCCTCACCTCTACCAGGGGCTACAGCCGGGGTTACTTACTCCGTCACCTTCAACGCTTCGGGAGGTTCCGCTCCATACAACTCTTGGACTGTTGTCGCCGGGGCCTTGCCTAGCGGCCTGACTCTCAACTCCTCCACGGGAATACTTTCTGGAAAAACCACGGCACCGGGAACCTACACGTTCACCGTTCAGGTTACGGACAACGCTGGTTCTACTACCCAGAAGCAGTTCAGTCTCACCGTGGCTGTCGGTCTCACCCTTAAGACCGGTATCGACTACGTTAATGGCCTATCACTCGGCTCTCTTGGTTATGTGGCAAACGGCAACGTTGACACCATCAACCCCCGTACAAACAAGTCGTTCTACGTTGTGGCTCTTGGGGTCATTGCGACACAGACCAGTCAGCTTAGTGCCACTCCTCCCGCAGGATACACTTATGTGGTGGAGTCGGTAAGTGGCGGAGTGGCATTTATCCGCCTGAGTGGACCGTTCTCCTCGGGAAGTGGCAGCTTTCCCATCACTGTAACCGATGTGGGAGGGGTTAACGCTTCCGCTACATTTACCTACACGGTCTACACCAATGGGGCACTTCGTACCACTGTAACCAGCGGCGGCATTCCGTCCTACGGCGTACCGCTCTTGCAGGGAGTTAGCGCCACACTGCCCATCTATAACAACCCCAGCAGCCCGGAGTTTGACTTCCAAGGATACAACAGTCAAACCCCCGATGCTGCTACCGCCGCCACGACAGACTTTACTCTGTCCGGGGATAACAACAACTATCAGGGACTTATCAGTTTTGGGTACACCAATCCGAATTTCCAACTCTCTTACAATGGAGGAACTCCAGTATCCGGTTCGGCGGGAAACTCCATGACGCTATCCGACCAAGACATTGCTTGGTATCAGGGCAGCAACAAATCTTTCGACCTGTTTGCTGTGGGAGGCTCCGGTGGAGGCAAGCAGTTGGGACTTAATTTCCTCTACTTCTGTAAGCCCACAGTGTCCTCTGTCAGCCCGATTTCGGTCACCATTCCACCTTTGAATTACACCACCAACACGGGTGGTCCTTTCCTGCCTCACTCGGAAGTGGAACAGACTAACGTTTCCGGCGACGTGGGGTGGATAACTTATGGAAATCTCGGCTCTGGTGGGCAAGACACCATCACCCTCTACGGTTCTAATAACAGCAATGCCCACATCGCCAAGAACCTGCTCCTGACTAATCTTGGGTTCAATATTCCGAGCAACGCTACCGTCATTAATGTGGATGTCAGCGTTTACCTCACTCAATCAGCCGGAACGAGTGGGGCTTACACTACTATAAACCTTTTGGGGTGGGCGGCTTCTACCATCAATCAGACCCAAGAAGGTGCGAATGTTGTTCACGATTTCAGCTTCTACAGCCCCGCAGGGCTTACCCCGGCAATCGTCAATAGCGCAGGTTTCGGAGCCATTCTATACCTATCCTGCTCGCAACAGCCGGGAACCGGTGCAGTTCTGCAACTTCAAAGTGTTAATATCTCGGTTACCTATACGGTCCCGAACTATAACAACTTTGTGGTGACCCTCAGTCAGCCCATCTCCCCGCAGCAACAAGGGAAGTGGAGTAGCCTCTTCGATAGGGGTTTCAAGCTGTTCGTTCACCAACGGTGTCTCAGTCATCGCCGTCAATCCAAACTATGGTACGGGGGCACTCGCCGGTTGGCTCACAGGGTGGACGATTCAGGCCCAATTCCCGAGTGGAACGGGGACTATTTCCACGGTGCTGAGTATGACGGTCGAGGGCAACTCCACCATTCTAAATGGGACCAGTATCGTTAGCCAGCCCGTCACTTACATCAGTGGCAATGTGGCTACGATAACCGGAACCTACAGTTAGGGGAGGATATGGCAGCCGTAGCACCTGTTAAATATTCATACGCCGGACCACCCTTCCATTGGCTGGGGAACTTCGCTCTCTCCCAGTGGCAGTCCTTCCAAAAGTGGGTCAACAACCGCACGGGAGATGTGGCGGCGATTTCCACCTTCCATCGTATCCGGGCGGAGCAACTTCGTAAAACGGCGGGGGTGCTTGAGCAGTACTACTCCACCGTCTATCCCGAGGACCCGGCTTCTCACAATCAAAGCCTTGCTCCCACATTCAAAAAGCCCTCGTGGAAACCAGGAGAAAATGGGCACTTTAACTATGCCGTGGGGAATGACCATCTCCCTATGGTTATGGTCAGCCGGATAAAAAAGGGAATGCAGTATATTCATGAACGGGAGGATGATGCTGTCTTTTACATGAATCAGGTGCGGTGTCTCATTGAAAAGAACGAAGATGCTGCTCAATATGCAAACGACTTCTTGCAAGACTCTCCAGCAGATAGTACGGGAGTCAACCCCAGAACATTGCCGGAACTGCTTACCAAAATTAACAGCTATTTCGCAAAACCGGAGTATCAAATCACATTAGTGGATGATGTCAATTCGGCGAATTTGTACAAAGGTCAACCCTATGCCCGAGTTAATCAAGCCGATGACATGACTCAGTGGGAGTTGGAGCAGGCCAATCATAGTCAGCCCACCACTCCCATCAATATCGTGGATAGGGGGGTTATAACACCAACAACGGGTTCGACATCATGAGTTATGACTTCAATACCGGTCTCCAAGCATGTCCTCATACGATTTACGGGGAGAGGTATGTAATTGATACTACAGATTTTATGACGTTGCACTTAGCGTCAAATCCGGCTTTGAACATGCGTGCTCCGATTAACGGTCAGGAGGTCGTACAACTTTACATAAGCGGGGAGTTGGCTTCTCCAACGCCGGGAGCTAACAATCCCTATGCTTATCAGATTCTCCCGGATGAGAACCGGCTGAACACCAGCGCTCAGTTTTACAAAATAGTGTTCATCAAGCCGGTGAGGTGGTATGTTCCCCTGATTGAGGTGAGTTATATCACCCTTCAAGATTATTGCCTCCGATGCTCGGCTACGGGGCAGCTTAATGACTTTGTGATATCTCCGTATGGCACCATGCAGCGAGTTTGGGATACGAACAAGTTGGTGCAGAAGGTGTTGAAGTTCGTTCTCACCTCTACGTGTCCGTTTTATCCTCAGTTCACTTGTGCTATTCGGAGTTACATTGGTAAGAAGTTTGGGGTGACCATTACCGAAGCAGACATCTCTTCACAGATAATGGATGCGCTCCAGAATATCAAAAACATTCAGTCCGCTCAAAGAACCGTGCAGAGTTTGAGCCTTTTGGAGATGCTTAAAGACATAGGAAATATTTCGATAACGATGCCTGACCCAACGTCGGTAGCCGCCCAATGCGCCGTCACTTCTTATGGCAATCAGACTACGCCGTCTTCGGTTTCGTTTTCGATAACATCGTCTAGGCAGCTAGTGGGGAATCAACAATGATACCGCCCAGTGTAGGAAGTCCGCTCACGTTCATCACGCCGGTTATCACTTTCGGCAGTCCGCCTGTGCAGATTAATGCCATGTCGGTGGATACCTCTGTTCTTCCGTATGTCATACAGGCTGGGCAGTCCTACGTGCGTCTTGAGGTTTCTCTTCCTTATGCTCAAAAAATCACCACTACCCCCACTGTGTCAAATGGGGTAGCACAGTTTTCTGACAGCATCACTTTGGATGTTGGTTATGGGGATGCTTCTATTCAATTCTTAGCTCGTAATTACGACCCCAGCCAGATGGCTTGGGAGGCCAGCACTCCCCGTGCCGTGGGATATAGGTTTGTAGATGATAATGGCTACGTGCAGTTGGTTATCACCTCCACTGGGTCCACAGGAAGCAGTGAACCCACGGTGTTTAC